GCATCAATTCCTAATTGCCGCTCCGAATGGGGTACGCGCTTTTTTCGCCTCTTTTGTGAAAGGATGAACCTAAGGATGACCTAAAAGGTGGGCCTTTTGGTTGGGCCTATTCACGGTAGAAAACGTGCCGGGGACTGATTCCAATCGCTAAAGCGTTAGAGGAATTTTGACCTAATTCCCGTTCTGCCACGCGCTTTCGAGCGTTTTTCCTCAGATTAGGCCGCAGGGATTAGCCGCCGCATTACCCGTACCATAGGCTTTGTTTCGGAGGAATTCGGCCTGCCATTGCCCGGTCGGTTTGCGAGTAAGAATTCCGAATTCCTACCGGAATTCCCGTCCGCAATTGCCTAAGCAATTTCGGCCCTTCCTGGTAGCCGACCGCTTGCCAGGGAGCGCTAACCGCGTGCGGTTGCGCTTCACGCAGCGTACAGACTTGCAAGTAGGGTACGCAAGGGTAACCCTCAAGTAGCCTTGAATCCCTGTATCCATGCGGTATCCGGGATGTACCGGGGGATACCAGTAGTCAGCACCTTCCAGCTTGCTATGGTCAGCTAGCAGAATCGTTGCCTAAGTAGGCACAATCCCTTTATCCATGCGGTTTTCACACTGTCGCCTAGCCTGCAAACGAGCGCACATGACAGCAGGCAGCGCCTTAGGTGAAATGCGAAATGGAATGTCCACGAAATGTCGCCGCCCAATTCCAATCCAGTTTTCCGTTTCGAAAACAATCCCCCCGACGTTTGCCGCTTTGACAACGCGCCCCAGGAGACAACAGGGATGGTCGGTACTTCATCGAGTGTTTATTTTATTAGGTACATCGAAAGATTATATTTTTGAACAATCCTCAGGATTGCCGCAGCATTCCTTATTTGTTGTCTTAATCTCTGGCTTCCATAGAGGAGGGCCGGAATAGTTATTTCTTAGAAAGTGTCTTGCTCTACAATATTTTCCTTGTATAATCGACCCACAAAGACAATTCCCGCCCTGATTTGCAAATATAGTATGACTATGCGCGGTACACATGACTATGGCCTAGAAAAGGTACAGAACCAGCATGTTTGTTTATTTAGGCAATATCCCCTTGGATATGGCACGTCCTTACATCTGCGGCACAACCCCCCATAGTTTGCCTCAGTGATATTCGCCCATCCATACGCATTCATATTGATAGGGGACATTTGATATAGAATTTTATTCATTTGGATAACACCTATTCATATAAGGGTTTTAGAGACAAATCAATATTTCCTGTCGAAATCCCTATCCTGGTTATGTAGGACCATTAGGTAGCCTCCCACAAGTGCCAGGATGGGTGTAAGAACAATAAACACAACAAGCAATAAAGTCACCATCTAGTAACCGCCAATACAATATCCTCACGTCTTTGTTTCATTTAATCCTCTTACAGATTATTGCTGACTTACGCCCTTCTTTTTCCATTTGCTCCCTTGCCTTTTTTATGGCCCTCTCAGTAATAGGATTTGTGGAACAAGCAATGCGCCAATTTATATGTGGCGAAATCTCATAACCAAGTGCCTTTGATAAAAGGCGAGTAAACTCTCTATCTTGATCAGTCGCCATTTTTCTCCTTTATAGACTCACTATATATCCAGAAATACATTCTGTCGGAATACTTCCATAGGCTCCAACAAAGAAGACCATAGGCAACCCAGAAGGAATAGACGAATAGATTGTCCCAATATATTTCCATTATATCCAATCTGGTGCTTTATCGACTTCAGGTATGGTTAGCCCCCACTTGTCAAACGCAATGGAAAGATCGGCAGGATGATACTCTGGATGATTGTTCAAATATTCCTCAACATCCCAATCCAATCTTTCTGTTTCGGTAAGCCCGTAAAAGCCAATGGGCTTTCCTAAAATCAAATCATATAGAACATACGTTGGATTTATATCTCTATTTCTCATTTGTGGGTGAATTCTTTTTCATTTTTAGATACCAACGATTTCTTTCCTCTTCAATCTTTGGCGGACCTGGGCGATAATTGGTGTATTCCTGTAGTTCCTCATCGGTATAGTTATACAACCCTTTGAGGAAATAGAACAACCACCAATTCTCAAAAGCTTTCTTATAAGAGTCGCCAAATATCATTGTGGTGTGTAGTGTACAATAACTCCGTGAATTTGATAATTCTTTGGATTATAACAAGTTACAATAACTTCGCCTGGTTGAAGTATATCCCAATCATCAACCTTGAATTTCTTTCCACAAGCCTTTAAAATCTTTTCGGCCATAGTTGGCGCGGTCTTTGTGTCTTCCCTTTTGGTTATGGAGTTTGAAAATATTAACACCCCAACAGCCAACACGAACATCAGCCAAAGAACAACCAACCAAAATATAATTGCCCCTCTATTCACCAACACCATCCAGGCGGGCGAGCGGGCCTATGATGCGCTTCACCCGGTCATGCTCGGGTGGGAACTCAAGGAACTGCTCGGGCGTCGCGGGCCAGTAGGTGAAGCTCTCCCGCAACGCTTCCCCAAGTTCCTCCGCGAGTTCGGCTTTCGCGGCGAGGTCACGGAGAGCAGCGCGGGCGGCCTGCGTGTTGGGACGCACGTCGTTGACGAGCACGGTGTCGATCCAATCGAACACCCGCTCCACGGTCTGCTGGAGCTTCGCGACACCCTGGTTCTCGGCCGGACGGGTCACGGGCTTGTCGTCGCAGTTCCAGGGATAGCGGCAATCCTTGTCGCACTTGCAGACGGTCACGCGCCACCCCCGTCCCCGCCGAGCAAGCGGTTGGACTCCCCGAACACAGCAGGATCAGCCTTCACCTGTCTCGCGCCACCCCCATCCGGCAGCAGCCCTGCGCGCCGCAGGTCATCACCGTGCGTCGGGTCGATCCCCCGCGGGCACGCGCCACCCCCGTCCCCGGCCAGCGCGGCACGGGCGAAGCATCCAACGCAACCGTCAAGATGCTGTCCCGCATCGGGGTCAGGTTCCGCGACGATACAGTGGTAGTCGCGGTCAATCTCCCGCAGCACGGCTTTCAGTTCGGCTACCCGGCGGTCGGCGGACTCCAACTCAGCGAGGTACCCGTCAGGCAGCGTCGTCTCCATCGCGTACACCCGGCCCTGCAACTTGTCCCGCTCCTGCTCCAGTTCGGCTACCCGGCGGGCAAGACGGGACTCCCGCTGTTCGATCCATTCCCCGATCTGCTGCATGTCGGGATCGCTGAGCAGGAAGTCCACCTCGGCTTGCAGACGGTCACGGTCAGCCTCGGCAGCCTCCGCACGCTCCTCTGCCAGCGAGATTTCTGCCTGCATCGCAGAGCGCCAGAAGTCGGAGTTGTCGCGGGCGCGAGCGGCAAGGTCGGAGAGAGCGGCGTCGAACTCGACTTGATCCGGCAGCGGGTTGGACGAGTCCGGCCGCCACGCCTCCAGCGTCTCTACGAGCGTGTCCACGTTCACGGTGTCAGCCTCCTTATATGGAGTGTTTGTATATCCCATATGGTCACCTTCAGATTCAGTCATTATTTCTCAATCAGACTAGCTACATACTCAGAAAGTGTATAATAAGTCTGGCCGGTTTCCCGATCAAGAATTTCCACATAGTCCCCGTTCATTTTATCTAGCGCCTTCTTGTACTCCGGAATGCGCCCTACGTCGATAAATTGCATATATATGATTTCGCCTGTGGCGTCCTCGATTGTCACTACTGCTGGTTTGTCCATGACCACATGGTAGCAGAAGGATGTAAGGAACCTGTTAGCATCCCTATTGTGATATACTGTAGCTATGAGCTTAATATACTTTAGACCATTCGAACATACCGGACTTGAATATAGAGAATTAGCTGATGAACTATGGGATAGAGGATTTAAGAGTGTTTCATCAATGATTCACGATATGGCGCGAGTTCAGGAGAATCATGAAAAAATTGCGAAAGGAATCAATGACGCTCATAGAAAGGACATATATTAGAAATGATGGATGATTCAATTAAAATTAGAGCTAAAGCAGATGAACTTTGGGAAATGGGATTTAAGGAAATGGCGGATTCTTTGCATCAGCTAGCAAGAGAGGTTGAAGCCAGAAAGAAAGAAGAATTTGAAGCCAATCATAAAAGAATTACAGCCAAGGAATTGATGGATGCTCTCATTTTCGGATTCTCTAAACCAGCTAAGGCAGTTTGGGAAGAAAAAGAGAAGGAATCTGTTTTAAAGGAAGACGATGTTGTGATTTTGGATGACAAATATATTGTTTTTCTCAGAGAAGATGAAAAAGGAAATCTGTCTTATGTGTTTCATGTAGCTGCTATTACAGAAGACCCGGTTCCACTTGAGGATAGAGAGATTCCTTATATCAATCCATATGCGCAAAGAACCGATCCAAACATTCCCGTCAACGTAAATGAATGGGTCAAAACAAAACTAGAAAATGGAGAAGAAAATCCGTATGAACTTAGACCGCCAAAAGTCAAAACCAGGTAGCGCCGTACAAAGATTTGGAGATTGGCGCAAAGGCGAACCTCAAGTATTAATTGATAATCAAACATGGCTTGAGTTTGGAAAGCCAGATAAAGTTGAATTTAATATTCCGGAAAGGATGAAGAGTGAGCGACAAAGGATTTGATAAGCTAGATAGTGCAGATGCTATTCTTAGGCTCTCTTCTCCGGTTGGAATGGAGAACGGAGTAAAACAAGTAATTATCCGCCATTGCGGATTCGAACTGTATAATACAAGACCTTATCACAATTATGAAACATGGAGCGATGGATATTTGATTTTAGGAACTAAGGATGGAAAAGCAAAATCATTTGACTGGTTTCTAGAGCAATATAGATTGCCTGTTAAAGATAGAGCAGAATTGTTTTTAATTGTGTCTGCTGAAGATTTAGATGATGCTGCTTTTAAAGTCGCCAAAGAATTAAGACAGACAGACAAGATTTTAGAATGGTGTAATCGCGTCTTAAGCAAAGGAACAAATCGGGCGCTTTCTCTAAGAAAGAAGTTTTCTAATGTTAGAAGCTAAAGGAAATATGTGGGATGCAAATGTTGATGCATTTGTAATCACAACAAATGGATTTGTTAAGAAAAATGGTGAAGCTGTAATGGGACGCGGTTGTGCTTTTGAAGCAAAACAAAAAATTCCTAGAATTTCAAAGGATTTAGGGAGGGACTTAAGAAATGGTAATAATATTCCATATTGCTATGGATATGAAAACGAAAAAGGAGAATCAATTGTTGTCTATACCCTGCCAGTAAAACATAATTGGTGGGAAGAAGCTGATCTAGAATTAATTGAAAAATCCTTGCCGCTCCTTATTGATCTTGTTGATTTGTTTGGCGATCAAAAGCTTGCCATGCCAAGACCTGGATGTGGAAATGGAAAACTTGATTGGGATGAAGTAAAACCAATTATTGAAAAATATTTGGATGATAGATTTATAGTTTATGATTACTAAAGACACCTGGATAATAAGCGATACTCATTTTGGGCACAAGAACATAATTCGGTTTTGCGACCGTCCTCATAACCATGAGGATGTAATGATCCATAACTGGAAGATGACTGTGAATCCAGATGATACAATTCTTCATCTTGGTGATGTTGCTTTTGGCAACCCTAAAGAGATTTATTATTGGGCGAACATCATAAAAGAAGAACTTCCTGGCCGTAAGTTCCTTATCAAAGGTAATCATGATCATTCAAGATCAATGAAAATCTACAAAGGCATCTTCGAGGTTGTCGATCCTTTCGTTCAGGACTTTTCAGACGTAAAATTTTTCTTTTCACACTATCCAGACCATCCAACTTCAATGGAGTGGGATATAAATGTGCATGGTCATATTCACAATAATCCTCTTCGTGGAGAATTTTCTCCAATGGTTGATCTTGACAAAATTTATGAGAATGTCAGTATTGAAATGACAAATTATGCTCCGATTAAGATGGAAAAGATTCTTATGAAGTGGGGCGTACCTTTTTAGATAAAACGTCACAAAAATAGCATTTTTGAGCAAGTTAAAGGCCCATTTTGGGCCTTTTTTGTATAAAAAAGACGTTTTTGCGAGAGTTGAGGCCAATAATAGGCTGTTTCCTCTTATTTTCTGTTAAAATCACCAATATGGCATTTCAAATGAAAATTTTGGATAAAATTAATTGTCCTCGCTGTAATGCCATAGCCAGTCTTAGATTAGATCAAAAACACCCAAAAAATGATTGGATTTTTATCTATATAGTATGTCCCACTTGCAAATTGAGCAAGTATAGTCATACAATTGATAAAAAAGAACTCAATCTTCATAAAAAGAGAAAGAAGATTGAGAAAAGTGGTATTAGTGAAGACAAAAAGAAAATTATTTTTGATAGGCTTAAGTAACTATATGAAAACTTTCTCTGGAGGAGATATGGACGTAAGCATTATAGTTGGCGATGATGATGGTCAGGGATTGAAGGGGACAGTTCCTATTTCTTTAACTGCAAATCCTACTGCTAATTTGGTAAGAATGGATATCATAATTGATGATATCGTTAAAAAGTCTGGACCATATACAAATCCTTTCACTTATAATTGGGATACAACACAAGTTGCTGACGGGACACATATTATTAAAGCCAATGCTCTTTATAAGAAGAGAACATCAACAGCTAAAGTCGCTGTAACAGTTGCAAATGAAGCAACTCCACCGCCTCCTCCACCAGGCGATGATCCTGTTGTCACTATAGTTTCACCTACAGATGGGGCTACAATTACCGAAAATAATGTTGCTTTCTATGCGACAGTAACAGATGCAGACCCAATTGACCATGTTGACTTATTTGTAAATGACATTTTCATTAGATCAGAAGTAGATGCTCCTTATGGATGGGGCGGCCCTGATGGAGTTCCTAATTTTGACTTAAGTAGTTATGCAAATGGAACAATTAAATTTAAGGCTGTAGCATATGACACTGACTCTCCACAACAATTTGGAACAAAAGAAGTAACTTGCACTCTAAATGTTACTGCCCCTCCTCCTCCGCCTCCTCCTTCTACTAAGTTAATTACACAAACAATTTCTGATGGGGCTACTCTTAGCGGAACAGTTACATGGAGAGCCACATACACAGATAATGGTGTTGTAACTGATCCAGGGACGGTTCGGTTTTATGTTGACGGAACACAAGTTCTAGAAGAGGCAGATTCTCCATTTGGAGACACAACTGGATTCTGGAACTCAAATTCTGTTCCTAATGGAAGTCATGTATTTGAAGTTCAAGCTGTTGATGGATCGGGAAATGTTCTTGCAGCAAATTCAGTAACCGCAACTGTAAGTAATGTTGTAACTCCTCCTCCACCACCGCCGCCAAATGTTGGAACTCCAATATTTGATGGTAGAGCTATTAATATGAATAGCATTACTTGCAGCACTTTAAGACTTAATCAGCCTGGTTGGGCAGGTTCGTCAAATTCAAGTCAAGACCCTATTATTTGGGGCGACCCTCCATTTACAAGCGCTAAACAAGGCGTATATGCAATGCAGAGAAATGGAGTTGGAGATATTACTCTTCAGAGCGATCCTGTATTTGGAAAAGTATATTTGTTTTCAGTTGGCCAAGGTTCTACCAACCCTTATCTAGACCTAAACTCTGATGGTCGCGCATCGGCAGAATTAACACGTTTGCGACCAATTGCTATGGGACAAACAGATTGGTATTCAAATGTGTTTAAAATTGTTGCACCATATAATATGCCAACAAGTAGTCCATACAATGTAATTTGTCAATACGGATATCCTTCTTTAACTTCTCCACCGCTATCAATTTGTTTTGATAATGGAGGATTGGGAATAGATCGTCACGTTGGAATAGTACAAACTGCCGGTTCAACTACTGGAATGTATATTGAAAAGCCTAGATTCTGGTCTATGTCTACAATTGTTGGAAAATGGGTTGAAATGGTAATTGGAGTTAAATGGGCTGTAGATAATACAGGTACCATTGTTGTGTATGCTCGCGTTAAAGAGCTTAACGAAACAACTTTCTCGCAAAAGTTCTCGCACACAAATACTCCAACATTCCAGCAATTAAGTGGTTCTTCTATCAAAACAAATGTAAATGACAAAATGGGTCTTTACTTTGGAAGATTTCCTGTTGGATCAATCAAGAACAATATGGTATATCACAGAGGGTTTGTAAGATGGGACAATCAGACTGACGCGATAGCGTCTATGGGCTAAGTCTCCAATGAGCCTTCTGGCCAAAAAAGGCACATTCACCCTTCCTACCAGCGGCAGCATTGTCGAGACTGGCGTTGGGTTCCAGCCCAAGGCTTTAATGATGTGGTGTACAAGGGTGACTGCGGCAGGGTATGCCGTCGATCAAGGGGTGACGTTCGGAATGGCAACAGCCCCTACGACGAACATCGTGTCGGCCTCCACCTACTCCGAAGACAACGTAGGGACGATCAACAGCGTCCAGTACATACGTAATACCTCCTGTCTGGCGGTGATCGTCCGATCCGGCGGTATCAACATCGTCAAAGTGATCCTCACTCTCACGTCGTTCGACAGCGACGGCTTCACGCTGAACTGTTCCGGCGGTTCCGATTCGCTTTTCATCGTCCACTATTTGGCGTTGGGCGGAACCGATCTGACCGATGCGTGGGCGGGCCAGATCACAAGCCCTACCGTAGCCAGTTCTGTCGGCTACACCGATCCTGGGTTCCAGCCGGACCTATTGCTTGTGGTGTCACCGGGGTCTATGACAGCCGCAACGCAGACATCTACCCCTGGAAGCAAGTTCGGGATCGGCGCCGCCGACGCGAGCCTAAACCAGTTCACCTCTTTTGCGGTGGAGAACTCTGCGATCCCAACCGACCTGCACTCGCTCCAAAAGGCCGAGTTCATCCACACGCTGGCCAACGCCGGAACCGACTCATGCGTTGCGAATCTGACATCAATGGACCCGACCGGCTTCACACTCAATTGGAGCACCGCGCAGGCGACAGCCAGATACTTCAACATACTGGCGCTCAAAGGTGGCAGTTACAAGGTCGTTGCCGACACCCAGAAGACATCGACTGGAACGCAAGCTAAGACAGGGATTGGATTCACGCCGAAAGCGCTGATGCTGTTCGGGGCAAACCTACCCTCTTCCGCGTCTGTGGATGCCACGCTGGCTTCAACTTCCGTTGGCGCTTCGGATGGCACAACCGAAGGTGGAGTGTGGACAGGTTCGACCGACAACGTATCGACTACCGATAACAATTCCGCCACGGTAACCGACAAGATTCTACGCCACGCAACGAACCCCTCGACTACGAACGCGGAGGCCGACCTCTCCTCGTTTGATTCCGATGGCTACACGCTGGACTGGACGACTGCGGACGCGACGGCCCGCGAGTTCATCTCAGTTGTGTTCGGGTCTTCAGCGGCCCCACCTTCAGCTACATTTATTGTCCCAAGATGGGTAATGTAATATGCTATAATTAATAGCATATGAAAATAGCAAATATTATTATCGCAGATTCATGGGGGGAAATTACTCCCGAAGCATTAAATAAGGGCATTGGCGGTAGAGAAGGTGCCTTGATCTATCTTTCTAGAGAGTGGGCAAAAGCTGGTCATGAAGTGACCAACTTTGTGCCTGTTGAAAAAGGAAAGAGATTTGGGGAAATTATTGGTTATCATGAATATATTCCCCTCAATCTAACCAAGCCCATGTTGGCTAACTTTGATTGGGATGTGGCAATCGCTTGGGAATGTCCTTCTGTATTTGATGATCAAAGAGTACAGGATAGAATTGGGCTTAAGGTTACAGAAATGCAAGTAGCTCATTTGAGCGGGAAAGAGCAAGCCTCATTGGAAAAGAATTGTGATGTGCTTGCCGTTCTTTCTGAATGGGCTGGCGATCTTTTAATTCATTCAGGGGTTGATTTTCCCAAGGATAAAATCAAGGTGTTCCCGAATGGTGTTGACATCACAAGATATCCAAAGGATTTTGTGAAGCAGAAGTTCAACGCTCCTGTTCTAAATAATCCTAAGTTTGTCTATTCCTCTTCCCCGGATAGAGGACTATGGCAGCTACTACAATCTTGGCCTCACATTAGAGAAGAGTTCCCTGAAGCGGAACTCTCTGTATGTTATGGGGTAGAAAAATGGACTAATCATCTTAAATGGTCGCATGGCCGTGCAGGGGAAATGGCAGTCCAAATAACCGATCTAATAAAGCAGCCAGGAGTCAAAGACCTTGGTAAGATTGGCCAGGACAAACTTGCTAAATTACAAATTGAAGCAGATGCTTGGCTGTATCCGCTTGACTCAATTCAGAGTACAGAAACAGGATGTATTACGGCGGTTGAAAATGCCGCAGCAGGGAATACATTAATTACTACAGATTGTGATTGCATGGAGGAGGAATTTGGAAAAATAGGAACAATCATTTCTCTTCCTTTTGATCCTCAAAGATATGCAGAAGAAGCAATCAAAGTTTTGCGCGATGATGATTTTATGAACTACCAAAGAGAAGCTGGTAGAGAATTTGCCGAGCAGAGGGATTGGGGGTTGATTTCAAAACAATGGCTACAGTTCTTCAACGACCAAAATTAAGCGTACTTATGGTCACATTGCTTGCTGGACATGCAAATGGAAAGCAAGTGAAGGAAATGGCAAAGGAGCGCTATGTATCTTATTCTAGCGCCACCCAAACAGTGGCAGAAGCCAAGAAAAGATTACAGGCGCGCTCCCTTGCTCACGCTATTGTCAGGGCGCAGGGCTTGGGCTTTCTATCCCAACCAACAGGCGCAGACATGCACGTATTTCCTCTAATTTAATCTATACTTTACGTCTTTTAGATATATTGCCTTTCTTTTCTCCGAGACTAGCTTTCGGAGAATTTGTCGTTCTTCAAAACTAAGTTTCTTCTTCGGCTTAGTAGGCATATGATTCTATCTCTAGAAACTTCACAAACTCATCTACTCTTTCATATAGTTCTTCCATAGTTCCATTATTTTCAATAGAATAATCAACCAAATATATTGGTGGCGCTATTTCTGATGCATGAGTATCAAAGCTATCTAGCTCTGAGCGAGTAATTCGCACATTATAGCCGCCAAGCGATTTAATTCTTTGTAGCTCGTTCTCAAATCGAGCATCTGTGAATACAAAATCCTTATTTGAGTCAACACCCTTCAAGGCATGATCCACCCAGAAGTCTGTTCCAAAGATATCCCTATGTGCCTCTGTGCCGTATCTTTGTAGAAATTCTCTTACTGAAATATTAACAACAGGTTCATCTTCTTCATGATCTGAATCAACGATCTTTATTCTTGCATCGTTGTTGTTCTTCCAAACCTCCCAAAAGATTGAATTAACATCAAATAGCGCTGACGCTGATTCCTTTAGTTTGGCTGCAAATGACAGCCTTTCAAATCCATATTCTTCAACAAGATACTGACCAACAGTATCTTTCCCTACTCCCTTAAATCCATTAATTCCTACTAGCATTTTTCCTCTTTCATTTATCAGAAATCTTCTCTTTCATCAATATATCTATAGTCATCAATTTCATCAATTTTATCCCAATCATCAATTAGATCATCTTCGCTCCAATCTTCATTTTGATCAAATGGCCAAAAATCATCTAATTCTTCTTCAACCCATTCTTCTCTTTCGTTCATATTAATCACCTACTTGTATACTATAAAAGAAATAGCATACACATCAATTAAAAACAAAATAATAGATATTGTGGCAATTATTATTCCTGCTAGCGATTGTATAGCTCGTCCTCTAATTTTTCTACCCTCTCTTGTAATGAATCTCTTTCTTCAAGAATTGTCATATATTGTCTATATATTTCTTCTGGCCAATTAGGACGAGTTTTTGCTCCAACCAACACCATTTCAGAGTTGCACCAGCCGCATAATTGATCCATGACATTTTCAATTAATTCAATATTGATATCATGCCATTCTGAGATAATGGCTAATTGCCTTACTTTTTCAAGATTTTTATAGGCAACTTGCGCTGCATTATCTAATTTAGGGCTGGTACCGGAGCGCTCCATATATCTGCCTCTTCTTCTGTATTTCCATAATGTTTGTTTTCAAAGATAAATCCTCTACCAGTGGCTTTTACAAGTTGAATATTGAAGTTGTCTGTTCTGGTTGAGAATGTACCAATCCAAAATGCTTGTTTCCAGTTAGCCTCATTTCTGACATAATCTGGATTTAATTTACATAAACATCCTGTTTCGAACCATTGTAGCTCGCGGAACCCTGTTCTTGAGTGAGAATCCGCTCTATGCGTGTGACCCATTACTCCTGAAATAAGAGTCTGTTCAAGTCTGGCCTTAGCTGTATATCCAGACTGTGAACGAATCACTGAACCATGTTCCACAAGAAAATCATCTGTAAGACGGAATCCATTCATTGGCCAATGTCTAATCTCTAGCTCGTCTAATCCTAGCAGCTTGCTAGGCTTTAGCGCACTAAGCGACTTGAGTGCAGGAGCATTGAAGGCTGGATAAGTGATAAGTCGCTCTTCGTGGTTTCCAATCGTCTCTTCAAAGCGAGTGTTCGGCATTGCCTTGCGATAAGCGGCACGAATGGCCTTGCCCATATCCAACTCTGATTGTAATATGTCCAAACGTTCGTTGGCTTTGTTAAATCTGGATATTCCAAAGAAGTCATTTAAATCTCCATTTATGATAAATATATCCGGATCAATTGATTTTGCAATTTCAATAGTGGCAGCTATCAAAACTTCGTCATGATAAGGGACGTGAATATCGTTGACCCCCATTACAGTTACCCATTGCTTATTGGGAAGATCAATTACTGGCGCAAGCCCTTCTCCCCAGATTTCTGATTTGGGAATATCAAAATCTGGATCATATCTATATGGATCATAATTTAAATAGCTTGCACTATTTCCACTTGTTATTCTAGTTAGTTCACTTTTAAATATTCTGCGATAGCCTTTGTCATCTATGAAATAATCAAGAGTTTTTCTATCGCATCGTTTTTTTAGTAAATTGCGAGACACACCAAGCTGCTCAGCAGCCTCAGTGAGGGTAATAGAACCATTTTCTTGCAATTTATCTTGTTTTTCTGTCATTTTCCTCCAATGTTTGCAACTAACACAAGCTGTTATATATACACATTATCACTATTATTAATTCAGTGATTAGAAAAAAGCTTATTAACGGACACAGAATGACTTGTCCTCGGTGCAAAAAGGACCACGATCTTCTACAGTATACACGAATGATGACGATAGAAGAGTATGAGTTAGATACTGTACCAATTTACAAATGTCCCTCATGTAAGTTCATGTTTGCACCAGCAGGAGAAATGGATCATCAAATCTATGAAAAGTTGTATCAGGAAATGCAAAGCACCCTGAAGAAAGTTCTTGAAAGAGTGAATAATTAAACATGACTGATAGCACTAGTTTGGATTTGACAGACCAGGAAATGGACGACTATCTAGAAGTAGTCTACTTCGCCGTTTCAAAGGGGACAGCCAATGTATCACCCGCAGACAAGAAAAAGCTTCGCCCTTTGTTAAGACATTATGCAAAGATGAAGCATCCTTTCACAGCCTGCGTGCGTGATAACAGAAAGCGTTTCGGGGCACACACCGAAGAATACTGCGCTGTCCTAAAAGACTTGATTGTTGGAAATACCAAGTGGCGAGGCAAGGGAAAGAAGTATACCCCTAAAAACCTTGCAGAATCCTTCACAGATTTTAACGTTTTCTTAACAGACATACTTGAATTCGAAAACGAAGTTCCTGAGGACTTCCTTGGGTATCTAAACCAACTTACCGATGCTGATATTGCATCCATAACAGGTGAGAACATTATAGCAGAAAGTTCGGACTTTGCGGAGGGTGACGTGGTTTGGGATTACTCTAAGAGCATGGATTATATCAGACGAGAAGTACAAGAGGCTCTTAATGAGAATTATGCGCCGCCAGCCGACAACAGCATGGAGGTAGCGGCTGGAAATCAATATTGGGTAGAAGATATTCAACCAGGGCAAGCATTGGTTTGTTTTAAATACAATGACTATTTTGTGGTTCCATTTAAGATGAACAAGAACGGCGTGGTTCTAAGCGATGAGGCCGACTGGACTCCTGTCGCCAGAGCATGGGTTGAGCAGAACTATGCTGAGGAGCCACAGATTCTAGCAGAAATGTACTTCACTGACGAGGGCGATGTTGTCGAAGAGGACGGAGTTATTTGGAAGACAATTATGCGCGAAGGAACATGGAAGTATTCACCAGGACCAGGCCAGCGTCCAATCGCTAAGCCAATTACCGTTACAAAGGGTGGAGTATCTGACGCACGAAAGTTTGTTATCTCTCTAGAAGAGTTGAAGAAAAACTTTGAGGCGGGTGCGAAGGATCATGTGACTATCCCAACATCCCACGACGATAAGGTTCATGAAAACACAGGATTTATCGAAGCTCTGCGAATTAACACAGATAAGGAAGGCAGAGCGATTCTTGAAGCGGCTCATAACTTTACGGAGCCAGATATCAAGGCGAAGGTTAAGCGTGGAACTATTGCAAATGTTAGCGCTGGAATTCTCTTTGATTATATCAAGAAGGAGACGGGCACAAAGTTTAACGCGGTATTAGGTCACTCAGCGTTAACAAATAGCCCATGGCTCAATGGAATGGAACCATTTCGAAGAGCAGTTAACGCAGGAGAAGACCTTGAAATAATTTCGTTCTCAGAGGAGGATGAAATGGGTGACATGTCTAACTCAGACACTACTGCACAGAACAAAGGAGGTGTAATCGTGTCAACCCAGGAAACAGAAGCACCAGTAAAGAACACATTCTTTGAAGACCTAGGTCTTTCTGAGGATGAGGTTAAGTCACGCCTCGAACGTTTGGAAGCAGTAGAGGCGGAGGTTAGAAAGAATCGCATTGACGCGAAACTCGCCGCTTGGAAGGAAGAGGGTAAGTCGCCAGCCGTACTTACGGTTGCCGAGCAGGCTCTACTTGCAGACAAGGGCGAAGTTGCTATTAACTTTTCTGAGAATGGTAAGTCTAACGACCTTTCATTGTCAGAGTTTGTTGAGCGAATTGTTGACGCTTCACCAACTCTAAAGTTGGATGAGGAAGTTGTCGGCGAGGAAGCACTTGCAGGCGAAAAGCCACCAGCAGATGCTACTCAGGAGAACGCAGACTTCTCAGAAGATGAGAAGACAGAAATCAGTGTTCTTATGTTCGATCATGGCATGAGCGAAGAGGCTGCGATTGCAAAAGTTCGATCAGCTAGAGATAGCGCCTAATAAGGAGGTGAATTTAGATGCCTTTCAACTATGAACAAAGCGGACAGTGGCTAGATGTTGAGGTACTAAAGTATCCTGCTGGATTAGACGCAATCAAGTCTGTTGTTATTGATGCTACTAACGTAGCCGTAACAGCCGGACAGAGAAACGTTATGCCAGCCGGAACAATTCTAAAGTTCAGCACAACTAACCCTGATAAGTATGTTGCATACAATGGATCAGGAACAATTAAGGGTATCCTTAGACGCCCTGTTGACATTGTAGCCCGCGTGACAGAGGGCGATGCGCCAGCAGCCATGTACTTCTTTGGTTGCGTATTTGCAACATCAGCAATTGTCGGATTTACACTATATGCCTCAGCACTCGTTGCTGATCTAGGCAACTACAACAAGTTCGAATAAGAGGAGGTGAATTAAATGTCCGGATTTACAACATTTGACGTTTGGGATCAGTCCCTACTTACAAACATCATTCGTAGACCGCCAGAAGGACGTGCCGTAGGCGCGGCGGAGGACACTACTCCTCTTCTTGGTGCACAGATTGCGCCTTTGAAGACTCACCCTGGTAGAAACGCAAAGCTAAAGGTTGCGGAGATTCTACCGTTCGGTAAGGGTCAGTTCAGAGCGCCTGACGCGACACCACCACTCTTCAGACCTAACGTGGCTTTCAGAGAGGAACTAATCTCTCTAGCCCTCATTGACGAAATGGAAATGATTCCTGAAGAGGATTGGCTAGCGCTCAACTCAGCAGACGAGAACATCAGACGCTCAGTTGGTGTATCACTTGTTGATAAGGGTAGAATTCTACAGCTTAGAAACGAGCGAGCTACAGAATGGCTTAGATGGCAAGCATTCAGAGGGGAAGTAACAATCCCTTATGACGGCGGAACATCTAACTTGTATATCAGTTACGGTCTACCAGCAGCTAACAAGCCAGTGGCTTCGGTTCTCTGGTCAAATACTTCAACAGCCGATCCTGTGAGCGACGTGCAGGCGTGGTCAGAAGTTATTGCTGCGGCAACAGGTTTTTATGGAACAAAGCTCCACATGAACCTCAAGACCTACAACTATCTAATTAACAACACTAACATTAGAAACGCGGTAAACTTCTACTCTAGCGGTGCCAACAGCATCCTTAGACCACGAAGACAGGACATTCTTGAACTATTCCAGTCTGTATACACAGGCTTCGAAATCGTTCTTTATGACAACGGTTATCGTGACGTAGGAGAGACAGGAATTGGTACTACGTCTTTAACTAAGTACCTCCCAGACGGCTATGTTCTAATGACAACTGAATACAACCTTGACGGTGTGCCAATCGCTGACACACTAGACGGACAGGTAACAGTTTCATCTGGATATAACTCTGTTGATATTAGACAGGGCTTCCAGGCAGAGGTAATGCTTGACCATGTTGCAAAGACACACTTGCTCCGCGCAGCATCAGCAAGAATCCCTCGACTACTTATCCCAGAAGCGTTTGTATGGGCGCAGGTAGCTTAATATAAATCACATAGGAGGCAAAGCCATATGGCAGCTACAACAAAGGCAGAAAAGATTATCTTCGCAGAAGAAGCAGTAACAGTCCACTTCATCGACGGTGATGTGGAAACTGACAAAGACGGTAATATCGTAAACGAACCAATTACCGCCCGAGTGGTTCTTCCAGGAGAGTCAATTGCCCTTGATGAAGTGCCTAGCTATCTAAAAAAGCTTGTAGAGGAGGGTAAGGCTCCCGGTCTTACTCTCCTCACACCTACACAAGCTAAGAGGCTAGTGAATAAAGCAGAGCGAACAAAGGCGAGTTATACAGATTTGCTTGTTGACGAAGACGACGAATAAATAAAGGAAATCCCGATGGGAGCAATCACTGACATAGTACGCCAAAACGTGCCAGCTTCTTATCGGGCGCTAGTAGGCAACACAAATTATGACTTTGCTCTAAGCGATCTTCAAGGAATCGCAGAGCGAGTCACATATCGCCTTTACGCGACAGTCGCGGGAGTAACTCAAGAATCCTCTGTGTTTACAGGGAACCAACTTGAGTTACTCGGCGTACTTACAACTATGCAATTCATCCCCGCCGCAATTGATTATTGGGGGGATCAGTTGGCATCCCAGAATACATCTGGCACAAATGAGGACGTTGCCTATTTCGACAGACGCCCTGATTTGTGGAAGGTTTGGGAGAGACTTGCAGCAAGAGCAGCAGAGCTTGCTGATGAGGAACAGATCAATCTCGTCAAGCTCAAGGCTGTTGTACCAAGAGTATCCTACGGAGACAACGGAAGAGGAATTCTGGTTACACCTGATCCAGAAATCTTCCCATTGCCGTGGGATTCGCGCAGATTATCAGACTTAATACCTTGGACTGAGGTAACCTCATAATGCAATATACAGGCCGTTTATCAATGGAGCTAGTTCAGCGACAAGCACTTGTTGTGCTTTTCGATGGCCTAAACAACATGATTTCCTCTATGAATTCTACATGGGCTACTGAGGACGATGCCCTGATGACGGCACTTGGAAGGGGAAATGCGTCTTGGACAGTAGAACCGATTGCAAACGAAAATTTCTACCCTGGTACTATCCCATCATTAATCAATGCCCCGATAGAAAAGTATCCGAACGTCTGCGTGGTTTGTTACACAGCAGACCCGAAGTATTCATCGGACGACACAGGTGAGAATTATACTCATGTAATGGCGGTAGAGATTATGGTTAAATCAGGGACATTTGATTCAAACGCACCATTGACAGATGGAATTTTCTTTGAGCAAGAAGTGAATTCAAGAATTCATAAAACGCTGGACGCGGCTCACCTAACTCTATTAGCCAACAGAAACCTAAGCAACACCATCCCTGATCTTCCTGCGCCTAGAGTGACAGTGGGAGATTTGTTTGTTCGAAGAGAGCAGCAGGGACAAGGTTCAAGATGGTATTGGCAGGGCGGAAGCCTTATTTATGACCTAGACAAGTACGTAGACCTTGAGTAAATAAGGGTTTCTGCGACAAAACACAGGTAGTGTAATTTAAACAGGATGTAATATCAATATTAAGGAAAGGAGGATAATATGGCTGACTTTTTCAGAACTGCGATTAACGATAATACCTTCATTCGTGGTGCCGCTCGTCTAATGTGGGCAGGTACTACAATTTCGTTCCCAACAACAATTGGGGACATTATTAACCTATCAACTTTTGACGCTCAGACAGGTTGGAATGACCTAGGTGCGACAAAGACTGGTATTACCGTTACTCACAACAACACTGAGGAAGAGTTCGACGTTGACCAGATTCTTGGAATCATTGACGTTAGACCTGTATCTTACGAGCAGGCTGTTACAACTGCTCTTGCCGAGGCTTCTCTACAGAGAATGCAGATTGCGTGGCAGGGCGGTCCGATTTCAGGAACAACAGAAGAGCAGATGGGTGTTGGTGAACCAACAGTATACATTAAGAGACGACTCGCTGTTCTCTTCCAGAAGGCTGACGGTAAGCTCAGAGCACACGTATTCCGCTTGGTAACAAAGTCTGCTCAGGAGTCCGCTCTTGCGTTCAACAAGACTGGTGAACAGCAGCAGATTCCAGTTAGATTCCGAGCACTTGCGGACACTTCTGTATCTGATGTTTATACGCGAACTCAGGTTATCTTCAATCAGGTATAATATAACAACAATATAGTGATATACGCAAAGCGATATCGCCCGAAAGATTTAGCAAAAGCAATCCCTAGGGAAGGACTTAAATGGCCGACCTTAGGGTTGGCCATTTATTATAAGGAGGAACATGTTTAGTAGAATTCATAGAGGGCCATTGGGAGCGAGACTTCCAGAGGAAAAGCCCTACGTTGAAAAGTATCCCCTTACGGCTGCAACGCTACCTTCGACGGCGACTCCGGGCACACTAGGAATTCCGTGGTATTCAAGCTTTGACACACCGAAAAAGGATGGATTGCGCTACTGGATTGGAAGATCAACCAATCTAGGTTATGTTCGTGGAGGCCACGCCATTTGTGTTCAGCCTGGTGACGCATCGGCTTTGGATATGTGGTTGTGGTGGAAGTTCTACGATCAGGGGTCAGAGGGTGCATGTGTAGGTTTCAGCCTCTCTCGTGCCCTCTCATTGATGAATAGAAGCCGTTATGACGCTCGCTGGCTATATCACACAGCACAGGAAAACGATGAATATGAAGATACACCGCCTGCCGAAGGAACATCAGTGAATGCTGGATGTTGGGTTCTGAAAAATAAGGGTGCCAAGAGATATGATTCCAAGACTGGAACATTCCTCCCTGTAAATATCAATTCAGGAATCAAGGCATATAGATGGGCAACAAGCGTTGACGACATTCACGCGGCCCTAAAGCATCCTACAGCAGACAAGCTTGGAGCGGTTCCGCTACTTAACTCATGGGGAACAGCATATCCTCGCAAGGTGTGGTTGCCAGATGAGACACTAGACAGAATTGTATTCCAGGAGAACGGCGAATGTGCCGTATTGACGGATAGATAATGCCTGAATTTATTACAGTTGAACAGCGCGGAGACGAGAACATCTTTGATGTGATTGGAAACATGCCCGATAAGGCTGTTCGTTTGCTCAGAGCAACAATTGAGGATATTGCTGATCGAATTGAACAGCAGGCTCAATTTAACGCTCCTGAGGATACAGGCGAGCTTAAAGCTCATCCTGTAGAAAGAAGAGATTTGAAGAGACGAGTGCAGGGTCCAGGCGGATTGGTTGTCAAATCAGAAATTTCAGTTTCCAAGACTCCTGTATACGCAAAGTGGGTTCATGATGGAACAGGTATTTATGGTCCTAAGGGAACCCCAATTGTTCCAAAGAAAGCCACATTCATGAGATTCCAGATTGACGGAAAGTGGTTCGCAAAGAGAAGTGTAAGAGGCCAGCAGCCTCAACCTTACTTGAGAGAGGCTGTTGAAGAAGTGGAGCGTTCATACGTTCCAGTAAAACTAGCTGAGCTAAGGGCCAGACTAGAGACATTAACATAGGAGGCAATGCCATGGCTGGTAAGACAGCAACAGTAAAAGAAAACACAGAAGTTGAAGATACACTAGATGTACTCGCGCCAAGCGAGGTCTATTATGAAATTGGAGAAGGGAACGACAAGTTAGTTCTCGTCCAGAAGCCACTTTCTTTCTTTGGAAAGATTGAGTTCTTTTCGGTTGTAGGTAAGGCAGTACAGAAGATTCTTATTGATGGAGGTTCTCTATCAGAGCTACTTGACACTCCTGACTTTGATCCTACTGTTCCGCTTACCTCAAACGTAACAGATGCGGATGTGTTCGTCAAGGCTCTTTCAAAGATCGTTGAGAGCGCCCCTGAACTATTGAAAGACCTTTATCTTGTTATTCTTTCTGTCCCTAAGGGCCAGCGTGAGTATTACGCCCTAAGACTTGAAGAGCTAACGGATGAACAGGGTATGAAGATTTTGGATACCTTTGTTGATCAGAATTGGGAAGTGATGACGAGTTTTTTCAAAGAACAGATGCTCCCGCTATTCAACAAGATCAGCAAGAAGGTCCAAGGTTAGGGCCAATAGAAGCGCTAGAGCTTTATTCGTCGGAGCATCCGGAATCGGTAGAGCAGCTTCAAAACTGGTACTGGAAAAAATTCGAAACAATGTTCGAAGCCTTCATGAAAAGAAAGGCCGTAGACGAGGCTAGGGAATTGAAACATGCAATGATTTCTGGCCTCTGGTCTAACTCAAATTATGATGATAACAAGGATACAAGGAAAAAAGCGTTACAAGATATAGAAAATAATTACCAAGAAGCTATTAATATAATATATAATAATGAGAACGAGACAGAGATTCAGTTTGATCAAGGTCTGTTCTCGGGTATACCGGAAGACTTTAGAGATTAGCCGGTAACACCTGTCCCTTACCGCACGACCATAATTTAAATAAATAACGAATAGGTGTTACATGGCTGACCGCAACGAAGTATTTAGAATCATACTTGAAGGTAGAGATAGGCTCTCTAAGGAGTTCGATTCTGTACGTCGTTCTGCGGACAAGCTTGATGAATCCCTAAAGCGTTTGAAGAAAAATAAGCCGGACGACTTTCCTCTCTTTGGTGGAGGTAAGGCTACACGCGGTCCTGGCGGACAGTTTATTAAAAAAGAGGATGTTTCTCTTGTTGATCAGATGCGCCAGAAGGTGGATCAACTCAACAACTCTATTGCGATTCTAAAGAGAAATAAACCTCAAGAATTTCCTCTCTTTGGAGGCGGACGTGCGGTAAGGGGCGATGATGGTCGCTTCATTCGTGTGCAAGATGTTACCTTGCTTGAAAAGGCAAAGAATAGACTTGACGCCATTGATAAGGCGCTTGTTCGAATTAGAACAAGAATTAGACGAGGACCGCTCGTTGAGGGAGAAGAGGCTGGCGCGGGTGCTACCCGTGTAGTCAGAACAGCAACAGGACAATTTGCTCGCGCTGAAGACCTTTCACTAGTTAGAAGGTTGCAGCGCGAGTTTACTGCGCTTGGACGTGTTATTAGAGACGTTAAGAGAGATTCACAGAGTGGATTCCTTCTCGGCGCAAGACGAACAATTGATGATGTTAAGCGTGTTGGCCTTGCCGTAGACAATCTCAAGGATAAGATTAGAAATGCTCTTCTTGGAAGCGGCAGAACACGAACAGGTGTTGATCCAGATACAGGAAAGTTTATTTCTGTACGTGATATCACAAATCTCGGTAAGTTCGTTCAGCTTGTTGAAAACAGCGGCAAGAAGATCGTTGCAGCAAACAAGCGAGTGGCCGACAGTCAGCGTGAAGTAACAAGAGCCGTTTCAGAATCATTTAGAGCGGGTCTTGATGTTTCCAAGCAGACTGAGCAAATAATTAGAGATAAGGTAAAGCAGAGCCGCGAAGAGTTCCAGAATGAAAAGAGAGCTATCACTGAAAGAGAACAGCTTGCCAAGGTTGAGCTTACAGCTAGACAGCAGAGACTAAGAAGACGAGTTAGAGAAATTCTCTTCGAGCAAGCTGAAGAAACTGAAGCTCAAATTGAAGGTCTTAGAGAAGAGAATAGACTTCTTGGAAACACTGAAGAAGAGTTGGATACGAAGAGATTCAATAGGGCTGAAATTAGACGACTAAGATTTGAAAAGCGCCAGAGAGAGCAGATCGCTCAGGAGAATCTAACTGCAAAGTTCCAGGCTAGAAGAGTTCAGGTTGGATTTGACTTTGATGAGGAAAGACGACTACTTGCTTCTCCTGACACTCAGAAAATTGAAGAAGAGGCTAAGAGAGTTAGAAGAGAATTCCTTTCAACAGGAACAGCGGTTGAACGTGTTGGTAAGAGAATGGGTCTTGCCTTCGGAGACGTTGTTAGAGGTGTAAGGGCGGCTAGAGGCGGACTTAAGGATATGGAGCGAGACACAAATCTCGTTCGTAACGCATTCACAAGATTCGGATTTGCCGTAGGTTCCGTATTTAAGAACTTCGATGAATTGGTTAACCTCAGATGGCTATTCCTAACTGGTATTTTGACAATCTTCTTCTCTGTATTGGTACAGATTGGTACAGCCTTGGTTGCCATCGCCGCATCAGCGATTCAGGCGGGAGCAGCAATTGGTGGAGCATTCCTGGCTGGTGTGGCTCAGGCGCTTCCTGTTGTAGGTCTATTGGCCGCAGCGCTTTCAAGATTTAATACTGTTCTTGACGCAGTTAAGCTAAACGAGAAGCTTGGAAACAAGGTTAAGGACAATGTAGATCAGATCAAGCAGGCAAGCCAGAGATTGGCTGATTCTCAATATAGTCTCAAGAAAGCAGTTGAGGCTGTTGGAGACGCTCAATACGCTGTTGTTCAAGCCAACAAAGACCTCAAGGATTCCTATAAAGACGTTAGAGACGCAACAAAGGATTTAGCTGAGGCTAAGATTGAAGCAGCCAGAAATATTGTTGATGCAAATCTTGAAGAAAAGGATGCCGCCCTATCTCTAAGAGAGGCGGAACTTGGAGTTCTTGATGCTAAAAAGAAGCTCCGTGAAGAGGAAGAAAGGGCTAAGAAGGGTGCCGGAGATAAGGAAGAAGCTAGAGCAGCCCTCAGAGAAGCACAACAAAGACTTAAGATTGCACAACAGCAAGGGGATCAATCAGAGATTTCTGCTGCTCAGCAGCAAGTGACGCTTGCTCAACAAAATCTAAATGCAATTCTTGATCAGGTTGACTCTGCCAATACAGACCTTAAGGACGCTAAACTTGGTGTGGAGCGAGCAACTCTAACTGTTGAACAGGCAAGAGTTAGAAATAAGCGTGCTCAGCAGGATGCACAAAAGGCTAGACAAGAAGGAATCAAGGGTTCAGATGTTGTTAAGTCTGCTCAGGATCAGCTTAAGAAGGCAATTGAATCTGTTGCCAATTCACAGCGCAATGTTCTTCTTGCCAACAGAAACGTAAGAGATTCTCTTCATCAGGTGGCTGTCGCTCAGCGCGAGGTTGCTGACGCACGCAAGGAAGAGGCAGATGCGCGTAAGGGTCAATCACAGGCTGACAAGGATGCGCAGAAAGCGTTTGCCGATCTATCTCCTGCCGAGAAGAAGCTCTTTAATTCGCTTAAGAGACTCAGAAAGGTATTCAAGGATGTATTCGTTGGAAACAGCGAGAGAGACGGAATCCTTGGCCCAATCACTGAGGCTATAGCCAGATTTGCAGACACACTAACAAAGCTTCTTCTCGATCCTGAAATTCAAAAGGCTGCCAAAAATCTTGCATCAGTAATTGCTGAAGCCCTGGACGAATTCCGCAAGTTCGTAGGAAGCGCCGAATTCAAGAGCGCACTTCTATTCTTCACTCAGGAGGCTATTGATAACGTTCCTAGAATCGTTCAGGGTATGCTCAATCTCGCCAAGGCATTCCTTGATATTGCTCAGTCTGCTTCTCCGATCTTTGACAGATTGCTTGACGGCGCTGTTGGTGTTACAAGAGCAATCAGAAATGCAACTTCACAAAGTGGAGAAGTTAGAAGACCTGAGGAGGGTGGCGCAGGAAGAAAAGATGTTGCCACTACAATTAATCAGTCAGGTCTGGACAAGTTCCTTGCAGGGGCAGAGAAGCATCTTGATGCATGGCTCAAGCTATCTGGCGCAATTATCAATCTAATCTTTGCCATCACAGATAGCGCCGCTGCGGGAGCAGGAGAAACATTAATCGGTAAGCTCACAGAACAGCTAAACAAGTTTGCTGACTTTATCAAAGATAATCCAGAAAAAGTTCAGCAGTTCTTTGATGACGCCATTGTTTCAATTGAAAATCTAACAAGAGTCCTTGGACGACTAACTGGCGCACTTATTAAATCATTCTCGTCTAAAGAATTCATTGCCTTTGCCGAGTTTGTTTCTGAAATTATTGTTCCTGGTCTGCTTCTATTCATCTTCACTCTAGGTAAGCTTTCTAAGGCTCTCCTATTCTTGATCAACCTTCCAGTAATCGGAGATTTGGTCAAGTGGGGACTTGCGATTCTTGTTGCTGAGAAGGCGTTCAATAAGGTATTCCCTGTAACACAGAAGGTAACTGATGCGTTCAAAAAGCTTGGAGAGGCTGCATTTAAGGGAGCTAAGTTCCTATTGAGTCCTGGCGGCCTTAAGTCTGCACTTGAAACAGTACAGTTGAAGGCAATGTATGCTAAGGAAGCTGTTCAAAAGCTAGGTAGAACTGTTGCTGATACAGCATCAACAATGACCAAGAGATTTGTTACAGGCGCATCTAAGGCGAAGGATGCCTTGTTCAATCTGGCTACTACTGCTGGTAATGCCGCTAAGGTAATAGCAGGAAGATTGCTTCTTGTTTTAGGGAACCTTGTAAGATTTATTTATGCTGGTCTATTAAGAGCGCTTCTTGCTCTAAGAATCAGCATCAAGCTTCTAATCGCATCAACAGTAATTGGTGCTCTTATCGTTGCCGGACTTCTCCTTATCGAGAATTGGGATAAGGTTAAGGCCGCAGCTAAGAAGCTTGCAGATTGGCTTATCGAGAAGTTCCATGCTGTTGTTGCCTGGGTGAAGGAAAACTGGAAGAAGATTCTGGTTGGCGCTCTATTGGCTCCGTTCCTACTAGGTGGAGTTGTTATCCTTGCAGTTATTAAGTTTAGAGAGAGAATTCTTGGAATCTTCAAGGATATTGGCCAAGGAATTATCAATAGATTCAAGCGAGCATTTGATTGGGTAAGAGAAAAGCTTAATGAACTTGGCGGATGGATTACTAAGAAGCTTCACAGCCTACCTCTTGTTGGTCGGTTCTTCAAGGGTGGAGGAGAAGTAGATGAAAAGACCGCCCCTGTAGTAATCAATGTTTCTCCAAAAGACCTTGCTGCGGCACGAAAGATCATCACACATCGCGCAGGTGGTGGAGTAATTCCTGGACATGGAGTTCTGGACAACGTTCCAGCAATGCTTACACCGGGAGAATGGGTTCTAAACAGAGAACAGCAGGAGAGATTGGCGACTGTTCTGGGAATCACAATGGCTCAGGTGAGAGCCATGGTATTCGGAACAAACTCAAGAACTCCACCGAGAACAGGAACATTTGGTGCTGGACGAGGACCAGGCGGACAGGCTGCTCAACATGTTACAAGAGCGAATCTTCCAGCGGGTCTTTCAAGGGGAACTCCAAGACGAGTAATAAATTATGCAGATTTTAATTTGGTTTCACAAGAAGATGAAGATGGAGTAACAGTATGGTTCCTAGAGCTTGCCAATGGAACATTCGGACAGGTAACAGCAAGAGACGCCACAAGAATTCAGTCCTCAAGAGGAACATGGATTCCTGGATATGTGAAGAGAAGCTCAGCAGGATACAATCAAAACATCAAGTCAATTGCAGCAGGAGCAAATGCTAAGTTCAACCTTGGCGGAATCGTTGGTATGCCAGCAATACAGAGATTTGCAGAAGGAGGAGTTGTGCAGGCGGCAGGACATGGAAATACATCAAGTCAGAAAAATATCACTCAAAACTTTGAGGTTAAGACACAAGGCGAGACAGATTGGGGTTATGTAATGCGTCTCGGAGCAATTCATGCTCAGGAATCATTCTAATGATAGGAACAGCAATAACATATAATGGTATAACAATCAATGATAATGTTAATCAGCCATTGCGCGAAGCTCAGTCTCCGTTCTATTACATCATGGTTAATAATGTAGATGGGCTTAGAACAGCAGATATCTCATATGAATCTCACCCTCTTCCTAACATACCAGGAGAAAAGAGTGGTGACGTATTTAGACGTGGAAAGACAATAACTCTATCAGGCTATATCTATGGTCTTTCATTAGGGTATTTAGAGACTGGCGCAGATGTGCTGCATCAAATGTTTGGTTCAACTACATCATTAAACAATCTTTCTTGGACAAGAAGATCAGATGGAATTGCAGTATATCTAAGATGCAGGCCACAACAAGATTTATCTATTGTTGAAAGCTTTGATTCTTTAACAAGAAGATGGGCTTGGGTCGTTGGTCTAAGATGCGACATGCCTTACACATATAAGGTTTCAGATAATTCACTCTATCCAACGTGGCAAGTTTAATGGCTAATGTAACATGGACAATGAGACTTTATGATACTGACGGAGGAGCAATTTCCGCCGCAGATTATAATGGTGCCATTTCAAATGAAATAAAGCATGGATTTGCAAGACAATTAGAGATACCTCTAAACGGAGTTGATCAACTTAATTTCTCTTTATATCTTGATGATCCTATGTCATATATGATTACTCGCCTTAGAACAGTTGTAAAGCTATGGAGAACAATTAGAAATGATTCTGGAACAGTTATTTATTCTAGTTCACAGCCAACTTTTGGTGGAGTTGTTGCGTATACTGCACGAAATGGCGCAGAAAATACAATGCAAATTGTGTGTCAATCTCCATTATGGAGATTACAGTCTAGATTCCATATTCTTAACCACTATCTAAAAACAAATGTGGATACAGGGGAAGACTATACTCAGTCAGAATTAATGTGGAAATTAATTGATCTTGTTAATAATGCTTTCGGACTTGAGGACTCAAATACAGGAATTATTAAAGGAGTATTCACCGCCGCAAATGATCCTACTGTTGCTCCTTATTTTGTTGCGAAAGGTTCAAACACATGGACTCATATCTTTGAAACGATCATGAATAGACCTGGCGGAGTCGATATTGCTCCAACCTATATTCATACAGATGGCGATCCTGCAATCATGGTATTCAATACTATGGAGAAGAGAGGAAATAATTTTGCCACAACGTTTAGATATAGAACAGGGTCAAATGATAATCTAGATAACTTAGTAGAGGAAAATCAACCCGTCCCAGGGGAATTTGCAAATTATCTTTGGGCTGTAGGCCAAGGTGGACCTAACTCTGGTAAAATTGCATTAGAAGAAAATATAAATGATGATTCTGACGGATATTCAAATATTGGTATTTATATGAGGAGAGCAGATTTTCCTGATATTAAAAAGATTGGTTTGGCCGGTCCTCCTCCAACACATTTGAAGGCTATTGCCCAATCAGAATTTGCACAATCTAGAGTTCCTAAAACAAATTATTCTTGTGAAATATCTCCAGTAAGCAGTCTATATTATGGAAACGATTATAGCGTTGGAGATACTGTTACATTACTAGGCGGAAAAGGCTCTCTAGATGTTGATGCCACACAAAGAATTTATGATGCAGCACTGAGTATGTCTGAAAATAACATTGAGTCAGTTTCGGTTTCATTAGCTGATGACTTTACGGAGACTTTTGTATAATGCCTAAAACACCAAATTTTAGAAGAAATAGAACTATACCTGAATTGATTTCAGATATAAGAAAGCCTAAAAAAGAAGCCGATACTGCTTGGTATAAAGTTGGAGCTTCAGAAGCTTATCAAATTTCTTTTCAAGGAGCATGGGCTAATGTAGGAGGTTCAGGAAATCCTGATGCCCAATGGTATGTGGATGAAACAGGAGAAACGAAAGTAATAGGACTGGTTACGACCGATGATAATGAAGCGGCAGAAGGAACTGTAATTTTTGAATTCCCAGAGGAAACAAGACCAAGATACAAAGAAGTATTTGTTTGTGCAGTAGAAGGTGGCGGTACAGCAAATATTTCTGTATATCCAAACGGTGAAGTTGTTTTAGAGAATTTTAATGGTTAAAATACATTTAAGCAAGATACATTTTAGACCTTATAGTGAAGGAGAAATTCCAACTGATTTTGGAAACTCTAGCTATTCTCCCCCTGTAAGATTTATTGATTTAACAACCATAAAATTTCGTCCATATCAAGAACCAGATTTAACATCTGGAACGTCTGGTGGTGGCGGGAGCGGCTTTATATTTCCAGTTGAATCAGATTTATCATCAGCGGGAGGTTCGCTACAAGGAGATAATTCTTCTGTAGTTGGAATTCCCGCTGCAATAGGATCGGCTTTGGGCTATGGAAGCACCTCTTCCACCCCATCACTTGGATATGGAGGAGGCCAACCATTATTTTATCGCTTCATTGCTCCGTCTGATGGAACATTAACTGTGCAAACTTCCGCAGGAGTATCAGGCACTCCAATTGGCGATTCTATCATAGTAATATTCACTGATCCAGCATTAACTTCTAACACAGTAGTTGCCGCCAACGATGATTTTTCTGGACTTTATTCAAAAAAAATATTATCTGTATCATCAGGCGTAACATATTATATAGCTGTAGATGGATATAATCCAGGGGCTGGTTGGGATGCTGATCTTATACGGACTACAGAATGGTTGCCAGATGAAGCATATAATGGAACATTCACTTTAACTTGGAGTTTTATATAATGCCTTTAATTTTAACAGCGCCTAACTCAAATTCTATAAGAACATATAGAAATGGAGTTAAAGTATTTAGATTGCATGACTTTCTCGGTCCTGCTAGAGGAACGTTGAGCACGGAAAATGATTCTTCATCTGTTTGTGGAACAGTTATTAGAGACACTCAAACTGTCTCTTATTCTGGTTCTTTGGGAAGTGAAACAATTTCAACAAATCTGAAATCTTCTGGATCAGATACCGCTCGTATTCATATGGATGATCTTAATTTGAACCCAAATTTTAGATATCATTTAATTATAGGCGCTAAAGCAGAAGGAGCAGTTGATCCAACTAAACGAAACGCTGCACACACATATTTGCAAATCGGGTCAAATGCAGCAGGAATTGGTTTATATGGCGCTAAAGCAGATTTGATAGCATTAACTGATATTGGAGCAACAAACGCTCCAAATCCGCTCACAAATCCATATTATACTTTGTTGACTGCTGGAACAGCAATGTCCCCTGGAACTTTTACAGAAGGATATGAATGGTTATTAATTAGAGCAGGAACAGGGACGGGAGGAACTTTTGAATGGGTGCTTGATGTTTTATATTTAATTCCCAATGGAGCATATACATTTAACAATCCAAATAATCCTTATGTCGCAAATAATTTTAGATACTTAAATTCGGATTTTTTTGATCCTGTTGAAGATTTTGATACTAATGTATATGACGATAGTTTTGATGATGTTCCATTGGATTGGGCCGGACAGTATTCAGTAATGCCAGTCGCGCCACAAGGAAATATATGTTTGTTGGGACAAAATTCTTCAGCAGATTATCAAGAAGGAAATAATGAAAAAAGTTTTCCTGATATTACTAACAATTTCACAACATCTAATTGGCAAAAAGACCCATCATCTGATTTAACAATTTGCGCTGGAAGTATTTTTACTCCAAGCCATCAAATAGATGAAGATCAGTTCGATAGAACAACTACTGAAAACCTTAATCAATATTTGGGCGAAAGTTCCGAGAATAGAGCATGGAGAATTCTTAATGATCACCCAATGCAGGCTGTTGGGTCACCACGCGGAATATATTGTGATGGAACTCAAATGATTTTTTCAAAAGGAAAGTATGACCTTGATTTTGAATTCTATTTTCCAGACCCACCAGACAGCGTATCTGGAAGCACAGGCGATCCCATTGCTGTTCAATTGGGTAGCACAGCCAATGAAATTGGAACTGGTTCAACTAATGAAAAACATCAAGTTTTAAATGAAATGAATCATTGTATTATGGAATGTATGGTTTCCACAGATCATATCTTGGTTGCTGGATTTCAAATGTATGCTGGATTTGCTAGAACAACTTCTGGAGATTTTATAGGAGTTTGTCTCGATATACCTTCACAGGATTCATTTGGATTGAGAACCTCATCTTCAATATTTGCAAGTCTTGTTTATTATCAAACTTTTGGAATAGAAAGAGAACTTCAAACGCAACCTCACGAAACACATCTTGATGGTCCGACTGAACTTACTTCTTCGTTCGCTGCAAATACTTGGATTAGAATAAAAGTAGAAAGATTATGGTATAAATATAGAGCAAAAGCATGGCTGGATGGAGATACAGAGCCATCTAGCTGGCAATTCGAAGCATTTATGCCTATGCCAACAGATACAGATAGCACAATTGATGTTCATGAATATCCATGGACAACTCATTCTAATCTTGGTCTTATTAGAAGAGATACTCAGAATCAATATCCAACTATGGGAGTCAGATATTTTCGACCAATTGAAAATATGTCGGGAGGCTCAATGCTATTTGATAGTCCAGCAAATGTTAGAGTGACAAGCACATATTGGAAGGATTTAGTTTTAACTAGTGAATCATATGGAATTACTCCATCAAACGTTCATCTACAAATGGGAAGCTATGATGACATATTAGATTATGGTTCAATAACTATTCCATATGACTCACAGAGGGTTATTATCGCGCCTACAGCAAAGTATATCTTTAACGCAGATGATAATGGTTTTTATGTTTCTTTATATAAAGAACCAGGTGCCCCTGATTCACAGGCAACTGCTTTAGGCGACATAATTGAAAAACAAGTTATATCAGGTCCGATACATCTTGAATCAATTAGATTCAGATCGCACGAAGATGGAGACGCTTAAGCCTCTAATCTATATCCGCGCAAAGAAACTCCAGTAGAAGAAATATCGAAATACAAGGATTCAGATGCTCCTTGGTTAAATACTCCTCTTTTAAATGGACCTACGTACTTAGTTGATCCAGGACTAAGCGAAACAATAAGGTCCACAATAGTAAGATCGCCATCATAAACTGCGGAAACATCAAATGTGGCGTTGACTGATCCTGCATTGGAAACATTAATAAGTTCAACAAAAGTGCGTCCATCGTTTCCTACAATCTGGTGTCCATTTGTTATATCAGCATATGTGGCGATAGCCTGTGAAACACCGGCCCGGATAATTGACGTAATAGGTAATTCTGTTCTAGCCATATAAAGATAGTAACAAAAAGAGCCTCCGAAGAGGCTCTATTTGATTGCATTAAACCATTATAACTCCGCTGTCTTCTGTTCCCCCAACACCCTTAACTGTAACCTCGCATTCCCCTTCATAGTCCTTCGGGAAAGTTACTACTGCTCGGCCGTCATTAAGAACATGCGATCTTGTGGAAACATCCCCTCCGTCAGGATTCACACACTTAATTTCTACTTTCTTTCCGTGAACAAGCACAGAATCCCAAACGATTTCAACAGCTTTTCTATCTAGCGATACCTCAACCATTGCGCCTCCTTTATTGACTAATTAAGCATAGCAAAAGACCGCCATTATCAGCGGTCTTATTACTTACACTGTGCTGTCAACTCTAGCTCCACTCCTAGGATTCGAACCTAGATCGCCGGATTCAGAGTCCGGTATCCTACCAGTTAGACGATGGTGGAAAGTTGGAAGCTTTCTTCGTGAAGGGAGTCGAACCCTCGTCCTCCGCCTTT